GGAACAGTGGGAATATGCTGCGAGAAATTATATCAAGATGTAAGACCATTAAATATTGTGCCGATAATTTTACACAAGATTTTGGACTTGACTAACTTAAACTTAAGACAAAAACATATCCATTATGATAATATATAACCAATGCAACAAGAATACTTTTGTTAGAAATAAATTTAAATATAATGAATTGTATAGTGTATGTAAAATATCAAAAAAATTATTGCAGATTATTCTGATAATTATAAATGCAATATTGAAGACATAATATGAAGTAATTTTTTGAATAGCATTTAAATAATGTAAAATGTTTATTGATATAAATTAATGGAAGTTGAAAAAATTAACACATAAAATAAAAAAGATATAATTTATTTATTTCTGTGCACTAAAGAACACATATGTTAACTATTTCTGAACACCTAAATATTAATAAAATGTGATAATAATATTAATAAAGTATAAAGAATAGCAAAGAAGGGATAAATAATTAACATCTTGGATTAGTATGGAAATGGAGATTTAAATGTTTTCGACAAAATTTAAACAATTAGGATTAAAAATTCAATATTACAGACAAATGAAAAATATAAGTCAGGTAGAATTAGCTGATGAGGCAGGAATCTCACGCTCGTATCTGTCGAAAATAGAAACAGGGAAAGCGCAGTGCAGCGTACCAGTTTTGCTGCAGATTGCGCAAGTCCTGAATGTTGATGCAGGTATTTTGCTGACAGATAAGGACATTTAAGTAAGATCAGAATAATTTTCTGGTATGTTTATCTGCATACCGGTTTAATTTTGAAAAGCTAGCAAACAAATGGTTTTATCCTGATGTTTAGCTTTTATAAAAATATAGTTCTAAAATTTTCTGGGATTATATTTTATACAGTTCAGGGAGGAGATGGCAGTTATGAGCGTAGAACCCAATTTTGTAAAAATCGGACAAAACATCAAGATTATGCGTATCCGTAAAGGTGTTACCCAATCAGAGCTTGCGAAAAAACTTGGTATTTCTCAAACACATATGAGTAATCTGGAACATGGGCGTGTGAGTGTTAATTTGAAAGTTTTGTTAAGACTTTCACATTATTTCAGCTGTGGCGTTGATGCACTTTTAGGCTTAACTTTGAATACTGAGGTTAAACCTCAAGAGGTAGAAGACAAATATACCGCAGAAGAATTATTGGATATTCTGAAAGTACTGAAAAAACAGGTTATTTAAAATCTAGATTGAAGTGAAGCTTTTAAGATGCAACTCAGATGCTTTGTATATTGGCTTCCACTGATTGGAAAAGTGAGTTTTGCTTTACATTTTTCAAATAACTCCTAAAGAACAAAAAAGCGCACTTTTAGTGCGCTTTTTTGTTCTTTATTTTTAATACTAATTGCATACTGTATACACAAATGCGGGTGAAATAAGAAGAATACTTGTATACAATTGCCTAAATGCTTGAAAAAAGTTCCGATTGTGTTACAATAGAAAACGTTGTTGGATATTGTTAGTTAATATTTTCGTGGAATACCAACGAAATAAAATTAATTTATTTGAGGGGTTGAGCTAGGATAATGATGGATATTTTAAACACTATCAATAGTTTTGTGTGGGGACCGCCGTTAATGGTTTTGCTTATTGGCACAGGTATTTTACTGACTGTAAGATTAGGTTTATTACAGGTCATAAAGCTGCCAACCGCATTGAAATTGATTTTTACTGCAAGAAATACAGGCAACGGCGATATCAATAGCTTTAAAGCCTTGTGTACGGCGTTGGCAGCTACTGTTGGTACAGGTAATATCGTAGGTGTTGCTACAGCGATCAAGGCAGGTGGTCCCGGAGCGTTGTTCTGGATGTGGATGGCGGCTTTTTTCGGTATGGCAACTAAATATGCCGAAGGTGTTTTAGCAGTGAAATACAGAACGGTTGATGCCAACGGCAATATTTCCGGCGGACCGATGCATTATATTGAACAGGGACTTGGTAAAAAATATAAACCTCTGGCAGTTATGTTTTCGGTATTCGGAGTGATGGTTGCCTGTTTAGGCAGCGGTACTTTTACACAGGTCAATGCTATCGTTGAGATCACTAATCTTTCCATAGGGATCCCGGTCATGTATACGGCAGCTATTCTGACTGTTTTGGTGGCAATCGTAACTATCGGCGGCTTGAAATCTATCGCGATGGTAGCAGGAAAAATAGTGCCATTTATGGCGTTAGTTTATATGCTTACTACAGCGGCAGTACTGATCGTATTTGCAGATCAGGTACCTGCAGCATTTGCTCTTATCATTGAAAGTGCTTTTAATCCTACGGCGGCAGCTGGTGGATTTTTGGGTGCTACTGTTATGCTGGCGATGCGCAGTGGTATTGCGCGCGGTATTTTTTCTAACGAAGCCGGTTTAGGCAGTGCTCCGATTGTAGCAGCGGCGGCAAAAACAAAATGGCCTGCTGAGCAGGGGCTGGTATCAATGACGGGAACTTTTATCGATACGATCATTATTTGCACAATGACAGGTTTGGTTCTGGTGGTTTCCGGAGTTTGGACAGGCGATTTGAATGGTGCGGCTATGACTCAATCTGCTTTTGCAATGGCTTTCCCTGCAATGGCAAAATATTTATTGATGATAGGTTTAGTGTTATTTGCTTTTACTACTATTTTGGGTTGGAATTATTACGGTGAACGCTGCATTGAATACCTTTTTGGCACGAAAAGTATCATGCCTTATCGTTTAGTCTTCATTGGTCTTGTGGCGTCCGGTGCTTTTTTAAAGCTGGAAACGATTTGGGTTTTGGCTGATATCGTTAACGGTTTAATGGCGATTCCGAATCTGATTGCTTTGCTGGGATTGAGTGGAGTAGTTGTGGCAGAAACAAAAGCTTATTTTACATATTGGGAAAAAGTGCGTTCCCGGAAAAAAAGAATTGATATTATTGGTGAACCTGAATATAGTGAATAAAAAATATCCCGCAGCTTAAGCTGTGGGATATTTTTTGACTTCTGGCAGAAGTCATTTTTTTGTGGTAATATGAAAGCAGAGAAAGACAAGGTAAAGGAGCTGGAGGTATGGAAAAGGCAGAGGTAATTAAAGCGTTTCATTTGATGTGGGATAATTATCCGGAGTCGGCAATGCTTATTGATAAAAAGCGTAATATTATTGCTGCCAATAAAGTCGCACCCAGTACAGGACGCATAGAGGGCAACAAGTGTGCTTTAGTTGAGCCGTTAGAACAGCACAAGGGCTGCAGGGCAGAAGAAGCGTGGAAGAATGGTGAAGCCAGTTATCGTAAAAAAGTCGGTAAATTAGGTGACGTAGTTTCTTTTTGGATCCCTGTCGATGGTTATCCTGATTATTTGGTGCATTTTTCTGTCGGTTCGATTCAAAAATATGAATATAACGTTTGAAAATAAACCCTGCTGTAATTTGCAGCAGGGTTTTATATGACCAGAATAAACGAAGTATTATATTTCGTTCTTTATGATTTATGCAAAATAAAAAAGACGCAGAACAAGTCTGCATCTGTCTTTTCCATTGGTACGCCCGAGTGGAATCGAACCACCGCACACGGCTCCGGAGAACTACGAAAAAAAGCCTGTAATACAGCATTCTGTAAAGGATTAAGTGGCTTTATGGCTTAGTTTTTCATTACGGTAGAATGCCATTTTCCTAACATAAATTTCAGCAATTGCACCCACAATTGCACCCAACTTATAAATTGAAAATTTTTGAGATTTTATTCGGCAAGGAAGCATCGTAACCTGGAATAGCGTGACCATAAAGATCTAAAGTGTGGCTGGCTCTGCTATGTCCCAATCGTTTAGATACTTCCAAAAGCGGTACACCGTTCGCCAATAATTGTGTTGCATGCGTATGACGAAGTACGTGGAATTTTTTATGCGGTACTGAAGCTAATAATAAAATACTTTTCCAGGCTCTTTCGATTTGGTTAGGTCGTAATGGAGTTCCATTTTTGCTTTGAAAAATATAGCCATCAAAAGAAACAATCTTCCCACTGTTAAAACGTTTTTTTAGGTCAGAGGATAAATCCCTCGTGATTGTGATTTCTCTTTCTCCAGCGGCCGTTTTTGGCGGTGTATCGACCATTTTGCCATTTATATCTTGCAGGCTGTTGTTGATCACAACATAATCATCAAATACACATTTTCGTTTTAGTCCTAAAACTTCTCCAAGTCTCATGCCGGTGTTGATTGTTAATAAAAATAATAAATAATACCTTCTATAGGTGGAATTAGTTTTTAATACCTCTGATATTGCTTGCAGTTCTTCGCTTTTGAATATTTCTATTTTGGGTTTCGATACTTTAGGCGCTGGTATGGCATTCATAATATTCTTTTTTACTAGCTCTAGTATATGTGCTTTAGTTATAGCTGCTTTTAACAGTTTATGTATTTTGTTTTTGCTGCTATCTGACATTTTAGGAAGATTATTATAGAAATATTGTACCTGCCTAGCATCTAATTCCTGAAGTAATATGCCGGAGATGGGTTCAATATGTCGAGCCGTTTGCATATACCGAATTAAGGTTTTTGCTCTTATATTTGGTGCACAGTAAGTGCTCAGATATTCAAGGACCCACTCACCTACAGTTATGTTAGATTTAGGAATATAGGTATTGTTGTATAGATCTAACTTTATTTGGGAAAGCCACATATCAGCTTCGTCAGAACTGTCGAAACGTTTGGATATTCTTTTACCTAAAGCATCCGTGATATAGGCTCTGTATTTCTTTCGCTTTGGTTCATAAACAATGCTTCCAGCGCCATTTCTGTTACGTTTTGGCATAAAAAAATCAGCTCCTTTACTGTAATTTGAGTATGCAGTAGCAGAGCTGATGTGCTATAATATCTATAGTAATCAGCTCGCTTGCGACGAAGTGGGGCAATTACGTTGACCGTTCGGTGTTGGTAGCACCGGGCGGTCTTTTTTCTCATTTGCTGTTTAATGCGTTTACTATTTTTATAAACTTATCTGCAGAAATGGCGCCGGCAAGATATTGTTGTTTAAAGCGGTCGACTTCTGCAGGGATACTCTGTTTAAAAGTTTCGGCCTTTTCCGCATTAAACATAGGAAGTGGTGGTAAAAGGCCCAACTCTGCTGCTAATTTGTAGATATGCTTGCAGGGACCGCGCTGGGCATTAAAATCAAAACAAGTACAGTGGTTGAGTGTAACTTCGTAAAGTTCTCCGCTAGAGCCTGAAATTTTAGCAGTTTGGCGTTGCGCATCAATGCTCACTATATTCTTGTTCTTTATTTGCTTCGCAGTATTGATGCGTTTAATTTGGTCTATTTTACTGTGGATAGAGGCATCCCAATTACCGAAAGTCATTATAAACACCACCTAAAAGGTACAAAATTATACTATTTTAAATAGTCCCGTAAATCTATAAAAATTTGTTCTTGATCCTTTATTCCCAAACAGTGCCCATATTTTAAAAGTTTTAAAAATTCATCTGCATGAGCATAGTATTGCGTTAATTTAATGGCTTTACAATGATTGTAAGTAAATACATCAAAGCATATACTCCCATACGTATATTTTGATTCTATACGTAATGTAGTTTCTGTTGGTGATGGGATGTATGAAGGCAGATAGGTCCATTTATTATTTGTGGAGCTATGGACTTGTAATGCTATAGTTGCATGCTTGCCTACATTAGCCCAAATATCTTTTCTATAAATTTCTGGATTGTTATTATAAAATATTACACCTACATCAAATTGATATTCGGCGCCCTGGGTCCATGTTTTATAAGTTTGGCCATTGTCTTTATAAGTAGTATATTTAATATCTAAATAATCTCTGTGAAACTCTCCAACCCCAAAAGCCCAACCTTCTGCAAAGCCGTTTTTAAATGTAGCCAGTAACTCAAGAGATCTTTTTATATTAGGCGTTTGTAGTATTTTTAGTTCCCGTGCAAGCCTATAAATATGTCCGCAGGGCAAGCTTCGGCTTTGAAAATCTTCACAAGTACAAGAAATTAAAGTTGTTTTATAACCTTCTTCGGTAATGCCACTAAGATTAGCTCTATCAATTCGACCTTTGAATGTATTAGGATTAACTCCGTTTTGTCGTCCATCCCAACGGCGTACTTGATCTGGCGATATGTGCATATGTAAATTCCAATCGTCCCATTTAGTTATAATCATCAAAAACTACTCCTAAAATTTATTTATGCCTTTGTGCTTCTATTTCGTCAACACAAAGGTTCTTACCACAATCTTTTTCATAATGCTCCTGCTCATGCAGGTAAGTTTTCATGTTAGATTCCCTCGTTAAGCGGGCATTCAAGATGAAAATTGCCTCTCCATCAATATCTTCTCTAACAAAGCCTCGAACGTCGTGAGGCAAGTCATATAAGATAGTTCTACTCATTGAGATCGCCTTCCTCTTTGGCTTTTTGGTAATCAATAAATTTCATAACTTCTTTAATGCTTTCGGGTTTTAGTTTTTTGGTAGCGTCAAATAACACTTTGTATTGAGGATTATCATAAATTTCCTGTGCCATTTTTGCTGCTTCAGGATTGAGGTAATAAGGGCGAGAGTTAACATCTTCAATAATATCTGATTTTAATATTCCGAAATGATCAGCAATTTTTTGAATAGCGCCCATGCGTGGTTCGTTAGTGCCGAGTTCCCAGGTGGATACAGCTTTGTCGCTTACACCTGCTATATCAGCTAGTTCCTTTTGTGATAGGCCATGTTTTAATCTAAGACTTTTTATGTTTTCTTTTATTCCCACCGTTTACACCACCTTGTATGTCTATTATATAGTTGAACTAGAAAAAAATCAACAAAACACCTAAAAAAACTAGAAAAAAGCATTGACATCTAGTTTAACTGGATATATACTAATCCTAGTTAAACTAGATAGGAGGTGCATAAAGTGAATAGCTTTAGTTTGAAACAGGCTCGGCTATATAGAGCAAAAACACAAGCTGATATGGCTAAGCTATTAGGTATCCATATAGAAACCTATAGAAAGCTGGAGATTAATCAAAATACGGTGACTATAGAACAAGCCAAGGTTATCTGTGAATTTTTGGATATGCCTTACGATGCTATTTTTTTTGCAGAGTGACTCTATTTTAAATAGATAGGAGGCTAATGTATGAAGTTTTCAGGAATTAAAGAATATGCCAATTCTCGTGGTCTTGCTTATACTACGGTTTATTCATTGTGCCGAGATGGAACACTTCCGGCAGTTAAGATAGGACAGCGGCATAAAATCGAAGTCGAAGGCGCTGATCGTTATTTTAATGAACAAATCGAACTTCGACAAAAAAAGCTACAAAAATTAAAATGCCCAATTGTTATTTCTAAGCATACACGCCGTGATGGCGGCGGGTATTTAGATCAATTGAATTTGATGCGAAAGGAGGTGAAGTAGCTAATGCCAGAACAATTGCCTAAGGAAATATTTAATCTGATATCAGACAGATCTACACAGATAAAAAGCTTAAACTCATACGCTAAAGCGATTCAGGCTGTTTCTGGTAAAATTCCAGCGCATATTTTAGAGGATTTCATTGAATCCCTAAGGTCTTTTAATAGCGACATAGCATGTTTAGAACTCGAGTTGAGAAATAACGGTTATTCTTTTGATCAATTTGCGTACCTGACGGCTATAGTCGATGCTGCAGAGAGGGACAAAAGTCGTGCTGGGGGGGAGGAAACACCGTGAAAACACTAGGGATTTATATTTGGTACTTTTTTGCTGAGAGTGAAATTTTCCCTAATATCCTGATAGCAGCATCACTGGTCATCTTTGGAATGTTTTTAGAAAGGGCGTGGTGAGATGTGGAAAGAGTTAGGTTATCAAATTGCGGTAATTGCTATTGGTACTTGGGCCGGTGTATTTTTCGGGTTATGGCTCTGGTGCAAGGTTGCTGGAATGAATTAAAAAAAGAGCTATTAGCACGGCAATGCTGACAGCTCAGGGTTAATACATAGGTCGTGAATAACCTGTATTGGTTACATTATAGCATAAATAGAAGGAAGGAGCTATTTCAATGACAGTAAAAATTAACAGTCTTGAACTTGAAAATATTAAAAGAATTAAAGCAGTAAAATTAGTACCTTCAGCGAATGGCTTGACTATTCTCGGTGGTAAAAATGGTCAGGGTAAAACCAGCGTTCTGGATGCTATTGCATGGGCGCTTGGTGGGGAACGATACAAACCTTCGGAACCACAGCGCCAAGGATCTGTTACTCCACCAATTCTGCATATAGAGTTATCTAATGGGCTTATAGTTGAGCGGAAGGGCATTAACGGCAGCTTAAAGGTCATCGATCCGCAGGGAAATAAAGGCGGCCAGCAGATTTTAAATGAGTTTGTAGCGCAACTTGCTTTAGACCTACCGAAATTTTTAAATGCAAATAATAAAGAAAAGGCTAATGCTCTTTTGCAGATAATCGGGATCGGTGAAAAACTTTACCAGTTAGATGTTGAAGAACAAAGAATTTATAACAGGCGATATGAAGTTGGACGCATTGCTGACCAAAAGAAAAAGTATGCGGCTGAGCTTGAAATGTATCCGGATGTTCCGAAAGAGCTCGTTTCCGCAGCTGATCTAATTAGGCAGCAGCAGGCGATACTTGCCAGGAACGGCGAAAACCAGCGCAAGCGGCAAATGTGCCGGCAGTATGAAGAGGAATTAACTAAAGCGCAGATTGCTTTTGACGAAGCGAAGAACCGGCTTGAAGAAGCTGAGGCTGCAGTTTCGATTGCCCGTAAGTCGGCCGCAGATTTGCAGGATGAAAGTACGGCAGAATTGGAAGCGAATATCTCTGACATAGATCGCTTAAATATAAAAATCAGGGCCAATATGGACAGGGAAAAGGCTGAAATCGAAGCTGAAGAATATAGTCAGCAGTATGATGAACTGACAAAATCGATCGAAGATATTAGAGAGCAGCGCTTAAAGTTGTTGGAAAACGCAGACTTGCCGCTACCGGAATTGTCTGTTGAAAGTGGTGAGCTGATTTATCGTGGGAATAAGTGGGATAACATGAGTGGCAGTGAGCAGCTTAAAGTAGCTACTGCTATTGTCCGCAAATTGAATCCTAACTGTGGTTTTGTGCTCATGGATAAGCTGGAGCAGATGGACCAGGATACTTTAAATGAATTTGGTAAATGGTTGGAACAGGAACAGCTGCAGGTGATCGCTACACGTGTCAGCAGTGGTAAAGAGTGTTCGGTCATTATCGAAGATGGTTATGTTAAAGAAGATAACGGCCTTTCGGATGAAGGCGCAAAAACATGGAAGAAAGGTGAGTTTTGATGAAGTTTCAAATTACCAGAGGGCTGATTGTAAAGCCGCAAAAAGTTGTAGTTTATGGTCCTGAAGGTATTGGCAAAACTACTTTTGCCGCTGATTTTCCGGATCCGCTGTTTATCGATACCGAAGGCAGTACGAATGTCTATGATGTTGCCAGATTACCGGCGCCGACTTCTTGGACGATGTTGCTGGATGAGGTTAGAGAGGTTATCAAAAATCCGACCTGTTGTAAAACATTGGTTATTGATACGATTGACTGGGCAGAACAGCTTTGCGTGGGTCATGTATGTGCTAAAAATGGCAAAAATGGGATCGAGGATTTTGGTTATGGCAGTGGCTATATTTTTGTAAGAGAAGAATTTGGACGCTTTTTAAATCTGCTTTCTGATGTGATCGAGGTTGGGATCAATGTTGTTTTAACAGCACATATGCAGATGCGTAAGTTTGAATTGCCTAATGAAGGTGGAAGTTTTGACCGGTATGAGCTGAAGCTTGGCAAAAAGACTTCATCGCAGACTGCTCCACTGGTCAAAGAGTGGGCTGATATGCTGCTGTTTGCCAACTATAAGACTATCGTGATCGCACAGGATAAGGACGGGAAGAAATGCAAGGCCGCCGGTGGTGAGCGGGTAATGTATACGACACATCATCCTAACTGGGATGCGAAGAACAGACAGGATCTACCGGAAGAATTGCCCTTTGATTTTAAAAGTATTCGTGGCTGCCTGGTCTATTCCAATACGGAAGCTTTGCAGCCTGTGTTGCAGCCAGTTGTAATGCAGCCGGAAACGCTTGCGGCACCGGTTGCTAGTGCCACTGCAATTATAGATACACCTTCTGGGCTAATATCTGTAGATCCGGCGCTTATCCCTGTAACAGCATCAGATGATACAGTGACTGTACAAACGTCAAAAGTAATTCCAAGTTGTGTGCCAAAAGCATTGGCTGATTTAATGGCACCGGAAGGGGTAACGCTTGCAGAAATTCAAAAGGTTGTTGCCCAGCGTGGCTATTATCCAGAGGGAACACCTTTTGAAAATTACGCAGAGGATTTTGTACAGGGCTGTTTGATCGGAGCCTGGCCCAATGTCTTTGGTTTGATCAAAGAGAACAGGGAGATACCTTTTTAAGTTTAAGAAAATCAATGTAGTTTAAATAATATTTAACAGATAAAGGAGAATAAAACAATGGCATTTGAACAATTAGGACAAGCAGTACCCGTAGAAGAAAGAGAATTAGGATGGGACGATACTATTGAAAAGGAGAGCGCCGGTTTTATCATTCTGCCGGAAGGCGATTATGAATTTAAGGTATTAGAGTTTCAACGTGCCCGTCATGAAGGCAGCGAAAAGTTACCGCCATGTAATAAAGCTGTAATCACTTTGGTAGTTGAAACACCAGAAGGAGAAGCCCGCATCAGGCATAACTTGTTCTTACATTCTCGGACGGAAGGCATGATTTCGGCTTTCTTTATCGGTATTGGGCTGAAAAAGCATGGTGAACCTTTGAAAATGGATTGGCCGCGGGTAGTTGGTCGAAAGGGCAGGGCCAAGATCGGTATCCGCATGCACGATGGTAAGCAGTATAACGAAATTAAACGCTTTTATGATTCTGAAAATACAGCGGCAACAGCACCTACTGCGGCAGCACCGCAGCAACAAAACTTATATCAAGGACAACCGCAGGCCGCTCCTGCGTTTCGGCCCGGAGCTTTCTAATGCAGCTGCGTCCATATCAGGAAGAAGCTAAACAGGCTATTTTTGACGAGTGGAATAAAGGAATAAACCGCACCCTGTTGGTATTGCCGACCGGGTGCGGTAAAACTATAGTCTTTGCAAAGGTTACAGAGGAACAGGTTAAACAAGGTGACCGGGTACTGATCTTAGCGCACCGTTTTGAACTGCTGCAGCAGGCCTGTGACAAAATCGAGCAGGCTACAGGTTTAAAATCGGCTATGGAAAAAGCTGAATATACCTGTATGGGAAGTTGGTATCGTGTGGTAGTAGGTTCTGTCCAGACGTTGATGCGCGAGAAGCGGTTAAACGGATTTGCAAATGATTTTTTCGATACGATCATCGTTGACGAAGCACATCATGTACTTTCAGATAGCTATCAGAAGGTGCTGGAACATTTTGACAGCGCTAAGGTGCTTGGTGTTACTGCAACGCCTGACAGAGGCGATATGCGTAATTTAGGGCAATGTTTTGAGAGCCTTGCTTATGAATATACGCTGCCTAAAGCTATTAAAGAAGGTTATTTGTCGCCAATCAAGGCTCAGACTATTCCTCTAAAATTAGATTTGACAGGTGTCGCTACTCAGGCCTGTGATTTTAAGAGCAGCGATCTGGGAACGGCTCTCGATCCATATCTGAATCAGATCGCTGAGGAAATGGCTAAAATTTGTATGGATAGAAAGACTGTAGTTTTTTTACCACTTGTCAAGACCAGCCAAAAGTTTAGGGATATTTTGAATGGTATCGGTTTCAGCGCTGCCGAAGTAAATGGTAACAGCGAGGATCGCGCAAAGGTGCTGAGTGATTTTGAAACCGGTAAATATAACGTGCTTTGTAATTCAATGCTTTTGACAGAAGGGTGGGATTGTCCGGCTGTTGATTGCATTGTGGTATTAAGACCAACGAAGGTCAGGAGTTTGTATTGTCAAATGGTGGGTCGTGGTACGAGGCTGGCACCGGGCAAAGAAGAACTTTTGCTGCTTGATTTTCTATGGCATACAGAACGCCATGAACTGTGCCGACCGGCGCATTTGATTGCGACAAATGAAGATGTGGCCAGAGCTATGACTGAAACATTACAGGACGCAGCTTGTCCGTTAGATTTGGAAGCAGTGGAAAAGCAGGCTTCTGAAGATGTTGTTGCCCAGCGGGAAGAAGCTTTGGCGAAACAGTTGGCAGCAATGAAACAGCGTAAGCGTAAACTGGTGGATCCACTGCAGTTTGAAATGAGTATCCAAGCAGAGGATCTGTCAAGCTATGTACCAGCATTCGGTTGGGAAATGAGCCCGGCCAGTGAAAAGCAACTTAAAACATTAGAGAAGTTTGGTATAAATCCGGATGAGATCGACAATGCCGGTAAAGCTGCGAAAATCCTTGATCGTTTGGATAAGCGCAGAAGTGAAGGACTTACAACACCGAAACAGATCCGTTTTTTAGAAGGTCGTGGGTTCCAGCACGTCGGGACCTGGTCTTTTGAACATGCCAAGAAATTAATAGACAGGATTGCTGCCGGTGGCTGGCGTATTCCGGCAGGCATTGATCCACGGATTTACAAGCCTGAATAAAGGAGAACATCATGGAGAATAAATTGGATTTGCTGCCGCTGCTTGATTATATCGATCCGAGCATTCTTGATTATCAGGAATGGGTCAATGTTGGCATGGCGTTGAAAGCAGAAGGGTACAGCGTGAGCGTGTGGGATGATTGGAGCCGGCGGGATGCTGGAAGATACCACGCAAATGAATGCCGAAAAAAATGGGAGACGTTCAGAGGTGATACCAGCGCACCAGTAACGGGTGGTACGATCGTAGCAATGGCTAAGGATAACGGCTGGACGCCACAGCAGCGTGAAGATCATGAACTTTCATGGGATGATATCATCGGACAAAAAGAAGATATGGTTTTGGTCGATAAGAACTGGATCGAAGGCCAGGAAATAGCGGACCCGGAAAACTGGGATCCGGTAAAAGAACTGGTAACTTATCTGGAAACTTTATTCGACAGTACGGAAAATGTTGGCTATGTAACGGAATCATGGCAAAAAGACGGTAAATATTTACCATCAAAGGGCTGTTCTGACAGGACTTCTGGGCAGCTCATTGAGCAGCTTAATAAATGTAAGGGTGATATCGGCGGGGTGCTTGGCGATTATAACCCTGAGTGCGGCGCATGGATACGTTTTAATCCTCTTGATGGTAAAGGCGTGAAAAACGACAATGTGACAGAATTTCGGTATGCGCTGGTCGAATCGGACAAGATGGATATAGCCAAGCAGAATGAAATTATCCGGACACTGGAACTGCCGGTGGCCTGCCTGGTACATTCAGGGAAAAAGTCGCTGCATGCTATTGTTAGGATCGATGCAGCAGACTATGCGGAATATCGTAAACGTGTTGATTATCTTTACGCTGTTTGTAAGAAAAACGGCCTTGAAATCGATACCCAAAACCGTAATCCTTCGCGGCTCAGCAGAATGCCGGGTGTGATGCGTCAGGGACACAAGCAGTTTTTAGTTGATACCAACATCGGCAAAGCCAGCTTTGTAGAATGGCAGGAGTGGATTGAGGCGGTCAACGATGATCTTCCGGAACCGGAAAGCATTAGTGAGATTTGGGATAATTTACCGGAGCTGGCAAAACCGCTGATTGATAATGTATTGCGACAGGGGCATAAAATGCTCATTGCAGGGCCGTCTAAGGCAGGCAAAAGCTATGCTTTGATAGAGTTGTGCTGCGCGATTGCCGAGGGCCGTCAGTGGCTTAATTTTAGCTGTACAAAGGGTAAAGTTTTATATGTGAACCTTGAACTTGACAGGGCAAGTTGTTTGCATCGTTTTAAGGATGTTTATACGGCAATGGGGTGGGAGCCGAGCAATTTGTCTAATATCGATGTATGGAATTTGCGTGGCAAGTCGATTCCGATGGATAAGCTGGCGCCGAAGCTGATCAGGCGTGCAGCAAAGAAGAATTATATTGCTATCGTTATAGATCCGATTTATAAAATCATCACCGGTGACGAAAACAGTGCTGACCAGATGGCGCATTTCTGTAATCAGTTCGATAAGGTTTGTACGGAACTGGGCTGCGCTGTGATCTACTGCCACCATCATTCAAAGGGTGGCCAAGGCAGTAAAAAATCTATAGACAGAGCTTCAGGGTCAGGAGTATTTGCCCGTGATCCTGACGCACTGCTTGATTTGATAGAGCTGGAACCAACAGAAGAATTACTGAAGCAGGAAGAAAATAAAGCAATTTGCGCCGAGTGCTTGGCGTATTTAAAACGATATTACCCTGCCTATACACAGGATTTATCGCAGGATGACGAGTGCAGTAGCGTTGTACTGTTGGAATACTGCCATAAGATGCTTGGCAATAATACTAATATTGAGCTTGTGAAAACGGCGATTCCGGCGGCCAAACAGTGGGTGCGGCAACGTACAGCGTGGCGCATTGAAGGGACTCTACGTGAGTTTCCGAAGTTCCCGCCGATCAATCTTTGGTTTAATTATCCTGTGCATTACGTTGATGATATTGGAAGTCTAAAGGATATTGAACCTGACGGGCAGGGACCAGCCTGGCAGCGGAATTTCAAAAAGAAGAAGTCACCGGATGATTTGAAAAAAGAACGAATAGTAGCATTACAAAAAGCTTTTGAAGCAGAAAGTTTTGGTGGGACTCCGACAGTAAAAAGCCTGGCCAGTTATTTAGATGTGACGGAAAAAACGGTGAAGAATCATATTCGAGAAAGTGGAATGTTTGCAATAAGCAATAATGGAGAAGTCGTTCGGAAAACGGAAAAAGTCGAATGATTTTCCTTTTCCGAATCGGAAAAAGTCGAGCGATTATCGAGATTTTCCTTAAGTGAATGTTCACTAATATTATATACGCGATATACGCGCGCGCGATGTATCTATATATGATTAGTCATTGTAGGTTGTATTCCTATACAACAAAAGGATTTTCCGCCTTGGCTTGGCGGGAAAATTCCTTTCGGTTGTAGGAAGAGGTATACCGCGCGAAAGGAAAAAGGAGCGAATGAAAAATGAAAAATAGTAAATACTGGGAAACTGAAAAAGGAGAAGTTGTAAAATTCGGTAATAGCTTTATGCGTTGTTATGAGAAGGCTGGAAAATTACAATTTGGTTTTATGAAAACAGACGGAACTCTTATCGTAAAAAATACAATTGACCGAAAGGAATTGCTTGAAAGTAAAGAAGGCGCTGACTATTTGCTGGCTACGATTCAAGAATGGCGGGAAGCTTACGAAAGAGGAGCATATGATGATTGAGTTCTTTATTCAGATGAAACTGCCAACAGTTACGCATCAGCAGAAAAAGGTCCATGTTGTAAACGGTAAGCCACACTATTATGAACCTGACGCACTTAAAGATGCCAGGCTGAAGTTTAGTGCGCACCTGGCAGCTTATGTACCTGAAAAAAAGCTGACCGGTCCGATAAGGCTTTTGACTAAATGGTGCTATACAGCTACAGGGAACCATAGAAATGGCGAGTATAAAATTACAAAGCCGGATACTGATAATATGATCAAGCTGCTTAAGGATGTAATGACAGGGCTCGGCTACTGGGCAGACGATGCGCAGGTAGCAAGTGAAATCACAGAAAAGTTTTGGTCAGAGCAGCCAGGGCTTTATGTACGAATTGAGCAATTGGAGTAAAGGAGCGTTATTAGAGTGGCACATAAGTGTAAGGGCTGCGTGTGGAGCCGTCAAGTAAGCGAGAATAAAGTTTACTGTCGTAGGGTAAATTGTGTAAAAGAAAATCGATTCCGGAGCGTGATCGGTATGTTAGGGCAGGTGCAGCATGGTCATCAGCTGAGTGAAGCTGAAAGTGCTGCGATAGACGTTGCTGCAGATGTTTTACGGGCAGAGGGGTGATGCGATGCCTACGACGGATGAAATAAAGCAAAGGTTAAAAAGTGCATGGGTCTGGCAGAAACAACTTGAAGCGGATTTGCAAATGCTGCAGGATCTAAGAGATTTGGCAGAGCAGATAACCCCAGTCTACAGTTTGGCGCCTGGGGGCGGTAGCAGTAACGACAAATTGGGCGGTACAGTTGCGAAGATGGCTGACGTGGAAATGTCTATTCAAAGCGATATTAAGATGCTTACAGAGGCATTAGCGGCAACGAGAGAGTTAATTAAAATGCTTGACGACGAGAAGCTGCAGCTGATATTGTTCAAACGGTACCTGAATTATCAGCGGTGGGAAGTTATTGCCGCGGATTTGGGGTATAGCTGGCGACAGGTACATAGATGTCATGCTACAGCATTAAAATTTTTAGAAAAGATGTCATAGAATGTCACATACTTGACGTGTTATAATGTATGTGTAGAAATTGACAAAAGCCCACTAACTTTATTTGTTGGTGGGCTTTTGCAGTTAAGTTTAGTAACCTCTGAATTTATGCAGCAAGGATGATAGTTGTCCGTTTTTCTTAATAAAATCTTGCAGATATTCTTCAGTGATATGAAATTGTTTGTGTGTGTTAGGTTCTTTGGTAGCTAAGATTTGAGTTCCAGCCGGTGACGTAATACGGAAGCTATGGATTATTCGATTTCTCTGATCAACAAGATCAGAAAATAGGTCGGCTATCTCCTTGTCAGAGTGTTCAGTGATACATTTTTGTATCGGCGCTGTTAACCGTCCAGAAGTTCTGTCAATGAGGTCATACCAATTATATTCACCTTTAGTATCATTTCTTAGTATGTTTTCAATAATAAAACCATTGTTGGAATTGAAGCAGCAAATAGCAGTTCCCAATAATTTTAAGTAGTTTTCGTCAGGTAGAGACTGAGGGGTTAGATCGTTATACATTTTAATAGCTCCTTTAATGGTGTAATAGGATTTTTGCTTAAAAATCTCCTTGATTAATATTATACCTGAATTTCCAAAAAACAGATAATTCCAATGGGCACTTTTTCATGTGTTGAAACGAACATAAATAACGAGGCGGTGGTGATCATGCGAGCGAGAAACACGAGCGGGCGTATGATTTAATCGTGTGATATAATATTGCTATATAAAATTAGGGATGGTGGGAATTTTGATAGATTTCATTATTTCAGTTTTCAAAGAAACTCAAGTAAATACATGGATAATTATAGGTGTTTTAATACTTGGTTATTTATATCGTGAAGGAATAAGTAACTTTTTTTCTGAAAAGTTACTAGAGAAACAAAAACTGCATGATGAGCAAAGAGATGTAAAACAAAATGAGTTTCAAGAGAAGCTATTGAAACAAAATGCTGAATTACAGAAAAGTGTATTGGCTGCTATTGAAAATCAGAAAAAAGATATACAGAAAGAATTAAGTGATATCGATTATAAACGGGATTACTATAAAAAAATAATAGACCACCGCATAGAGGCGTATGAAAAACTATCGATTTATCTGGATTCAGTTTGGACCAAAAAACGTAGTACTGCTTTAAAACATGAAACGGAAATATATTCATGTTTTGAAAACGAGGAAGAATTGATAAAAGCTCACCAGCTATTGTTTAGTTATTGTCCAGGAATTCATTGGTACTCTGAGGATGTGTATAGTAATTACTATAACTTAGCTAGATACTTAGTAGATACACTAGATGTTTTAAATGGAACAAAAGAAGAAAAAAGAGTCCAAGCGCAAAACCATTGTGCAGCTTTGAATAAGCTTATTGCAGATACAATAAGACAGCTTAAAATTGCAATTGCAGAAGATAGGATTAGTTTTGACAAGGTTGAGGATTTTTTTAATAATCAAAAGCAGCAAATAAAAAGAGCTAAATAAACAAGAAGAAAAGCACTTACTTCGGTGAGTGCTTTTCTTATGTCCATCCTCAGGAGAATTTTCATAGGTTCTTCCTGAATGCGGCGAGCCTTGCGGGTCTTTCGAGCCCCGAAAAAGGTTTAGATTTAAAAATATTTTTTCCTATTTCCTTCTCTTTGTAGTAGACAGGCGGTGAAAATAGAAGTGGTAAAAATGCTGAAACGTGGCTCTGCAAGAGAGCTTGCCGAATTATTGGGCATCAGCGAACGACGTGTAAATCAGTTGGTAAATGAGGAAGTTTTGCATCGTGAAATAGAAGGAGACTTCGCTTTGACAATGGCAATAGCTTCGTTCTATGAAAATAAATATTCTAGTAAAGATGAAGATGATTATTGGTCTGAAAAAGCATTGCATGAAGCTGCAAAACGTAAATTAGCTGAACTTGAATTGGCAAAGCGACAAAATCTGTCACATGATGCGGCAGATGTCGAAAGAGTTATGACAGATATGTTATCTAAATTACGGAGTCAGCTTTTGGGCATACCAGCCAAGATGGCTGCTAGACTGGAGAATCAGAGCAGAAGTGTTATTATGACGGAACTTTCTAAAGAAATTAAGTCAAGGTTAACTGAGCTTAGCGATTATAATCCGGAGATATTTAGTAATGAAGAAGACAGTTGATCTTTTCAAAAAAATAGTAAAACAGTCATTGATGCCGTTATCAGATCAAACTGTATCCGAATGGGCTGATAGCTATAGGATGATATCTGGCGAAGCTGCTGCAGAGCCTGGGCGGTGGCGAACAGATCGTGCTCCATATCAAAAAGCCATTATGGATGCTTTTACTGAACCAGGCATAACTAGGGTGGTTGCAAAGACCGCATCTCAGGTTGGAAAGTCCGATATCATGAACAATGTTATTGGGCGGTTCGCACATCTGGCGCCCGCACCGATAATGATGATCCAACCAACTATCGAAACATCACAGGACTATAGTAAATCACGTATAGCGCCGATGATCAGAGATACAAAAGTATTGAGAGATATTTTTAAAGACGTAAAAAGCCGTGACGCCGGCAATACTATCCTTTCTAAACAATTCCCTGGCGGCAGACTTATAATGGCGGGTGCTAACAGTCCTGCCGGTCTTGCCAGTAAGCCGATAAAAATATTACTGGCAGACGAAGTTGACCGCTTTCCCAAAAGCGCCGGCACAGAAGGCGACCCGGTCAGCTTGGCTGCAAAACGTATGACGACCTTTTGGGATAGCGTCATGGGGCTATTCTCAACACCGACCAATGCTGGAGACAGTCGAATCGAAGATGAATATATAACAGGTACTCAGGAAGAGTGGCAGCATCAATGCCCAAAATGCAAAGAGTGGCATTTAGTCACGCATCGGGATATGCATCCTGACTACGACTGTTCTATTGATAAAAAGGGAACAAGGCAGGTTATCGTTAAGTCAGTTATTTGGCGTTGCCCAGATTGCGGGTTTGGGTTTACAGAAACTGAAATGCGGCAGGCCGCACAAAAATATATTGCACAGAACGCTTCGGCTCTCACTAAGGGGGTACGGAGCTTTTTTGTTAACTGTTTTGCATCACCTTGGGTGAACTGGTCAGATGTAATGCAGGAATGGTTGGAAGCACAGGGCGATCCAGAGCGTGAAAAAGTAGTTGTTAATACTCGTTTTGGAGAAGCATATGAGCGCAAAGGAAATTTTGAAAGCCATGAGCAGTTTATGCGCAGGCGTGAAAACTATGGCGCCGAGCTGCCGGAAGGCGTACTGCTTTTAACAGCGGCCGTTGACGTACAAGACAACAGGCTCGAGTATGAGATTTGTGGCTGGGGAATGGCTGAAGAATGTTGGGGAATAAAAAAGGGCACTATTTTGGGCGTGCCGGATACACCTAAAGTGTGGGATATGCTGGACGAACAGCTGGATAAGGAATATTGCTTTGCGTCAGGTAAGGGTCTTTTGGTAGCTAGGGCGTTTATCGATTCCGGCGGCCACTACACGAAAGAAGTTTATGCGTACTGTAAAAAACGATTTGCAAGGCAGCGTTTTGCTATAAAAGGTTCATCGACACCAGGAGTGCCGTTATTGCATAAGTACGCTAAGGTTAAAACCGTAAGGGGACATACGATACCGCTGGTAATGTTGGGCACAGATAGCGGCAAACAATATGTTATGGATCGGTTATCGATTGAAGAGCCTGGACCTAAATATTTTCATTTCCCGCTTGATAAGAGTGATAGCGTAACTGTACAGCTAACTCGTGGCTACGATGAATTTTATTTTAAAGGCCTTATATCTGAAACAAAAGAGCCTCGTCGGAAAAATGGAGTATTAGTATATCAGTGGGTAAATATAGCTAAAGATAAACGGAATGAGCCTTTGGATCTGCGGGTTTATAACCTCGCATGTATGTTAAGCGTAAATCCTGATTTCGAGGCTTTGGAAAAATTGATCAACAGCCCGAATGTAATCAAAGAACAATCGGTAAAGTCTAAACTGAAAAACAAGCCTAAATGCGGCTACGGCTGCATTAGAAAAAGTGTGAGGGGGGATTATTAGTGGCAAGTACGGTACTTAATGAACGGTTAAAGCAGTATTTATCTGCAGAACAGTCTATTTTGGTAGCAGGGCAAAGCTACAGAATTGGCAATAGAACGCTGACGAGAGCTGATTTATCAGAAATAAGAAAAGAAATAAATGATCTTATTGCTGCAGGAGCGACTACGGATGAGGCAATGTATCCAAGAGGGCATCGAACAAAGCAAGTTATTATGCGGGATTAGGAGGATAGATGATGGTGAAACGTAAAAAAGTAATACCGGCTAAGGCCAGGCATCCTACTGAGGGAAATGAAAATAATAAAAAAATAATAATAGTGAACAGCGGCTATTCAGAAGGCGGCGCCAGTAGGACACGAAGTACTTTACGTGGCTATAATCCCTTGAAATCCAGTACTAAAGCAGATGTCGATGTAAATTTGGTAACTTTACGAAACCGCAGTGCAGATTTAGTATGTAACTCTCCGCTTGGTTCAAGTGCTATTAATACTTCGCGCAGCAATGTTATAGGCGCTGGTCTTAAAGTTTCGCCTAAAATAGATTATAGGTTGCTGGGATTGACTGCAGAGGAAGCTAAAGAGTGGCAGCGTCAGGCGTTTCGTGAATTTAACCTTTGGGCAAACAGCACGGCCTGTGATTTGTATCGAAAAAATAACTTTTTTGATATGCAGGATATTGCATATATGAGCTATCTTGTAGATGGTGACGGATGGGCAGCGATCAAGTATCGCAGGCCGGTGCCTGATAATCCGTATTGTTTGAGAGTACAACTTTTTGAGGCCAGTAGGGTCTGTAACCCAAACAGCAGTGGTTCGTATGGTTCTCCATCTTATTACGATGTTGAAATGACTAATAATAAAAACGGGAATCGTATTATCAACGGTATTGAAATAGATTCAGATGGGGCTGTTGTGGCTTATTGGGTCGCAAACAGGGTACCTTTTGATTTAAGTGATCCTGCCGCAGTTTTAAAGTGGCAGCGAGTGGAAGCATTTGGCAAGTTAAGTGGCCGGCCAAATATTTTGCAGATATCGCATGAAGAACGACCAGAGCAGTACAGAGGCGTACCAATATTGGCGCCGGTGATCGAGGTATTGAAGCAGGTCAGCCGCTATACCAATGCGGAGCTTACGGCTGCCATCATTAAATCGTTTTATACTTTGTTTTTTACGACTAATAATAATATTGATGATATGAATGATGTTCTAAGTTCAACTTATGGTCAAGCGGAAGTCGTAACACCAGAAGACCTGGCTCATATTGAAGTTGGCCCGGGAACGCTTAATCTGCTGCCTCCTGGTGTTGATGTAAAGTCGATGGACGCAAGCCGTACAATGTCAACTTTTGAACCATTTACAAATATGATGATCAGTCAGATCGGTGCAGCTATTGGCACACCGGCAGAGGTGTTACTTAGTCGTTTTCAATCTTCATACTCTGCAGCACGTGGAGCATTGTTACAAGCTGCCAGCAATTTTAAAACCAGACGTACCTGGTTTGCACGTGATTTTTGTCAGCCTGTTTATGAAGCTTGGCTGGCAGAGGCGGTTGCTATTGGTAGAATTAGCGCTCCTGGCTATGGTAGTGATCCTATCATAACTAAGGCATGGAGTAATGCTGATTGGTTTGGCCCTGTTATGGGGATGCTGGATCCGGTAAAAGAGGTAACTGGCGCGGCCTTACGCGTAAAATATGGTTTCTCTACCGGTGAACGTGAATCTGCGGAACTTACGGGCACTGACTACGACAGCAACATTGACCAAATCGCTATAGAGCAGCAGACGTGGCGAGCTAAAGGATTAGAACCGCCTAAGGCTGATAATACTGGTGGGAATGGGGGTGATAATGATGGAAAAATTTTGGCAGGTGAGGAATGATGTTAGTGGCGATGATGAAATATTGATCTATGGACCAATCGCAGCAGAGCGGTCCTGGTTTGGTGATGAGGCAACGCCGCAGCAGTTTGCCCAGGATCTTAACGGGCTGGGTGGCAGGGATGTTACTGTACGCATAAACAGCGGCGGCGGTGATGTATTTGCGGCCCATGCTATCCATAATTTGCTCAAGAGCTATAAAGGGCGTGTCACAGCGGTGATTGACGGACTAGCTGCCAGCGCAGCAACGGTTGTAGCCGTGGCGGCAGATAAAATCATTATGCCGTCTAACTCGTTGATGATGATCCACGACCCCGCTATCGGTCTTAGCGGATACTATCCTGCGGCAGAACTGACGAAGTTGGTAGAAGCGCTGGCTACGATCAAAACAAGCATTGTCGCTGCCTATCGTAAGCGTTGTAAGATATCGGACGAAGAAATAGAAACGATGATGTCCAACGAAACATGGATGGGCGCCGCAGAATGTAAGGAAAAAGGTTTTGCTGACGAGATCATCGGAGGAGTTACTGCTGCGTTAAATGGCAATACTTTGGTGATCAATTCAGTGTCTTATGATTTGAACCATTTTGCTAATAGTGAAGCGGTAAAAAATAAATTTAAACAAAGTGAGGTTAGAGATATGCCAAGTGGTAAATTAGAAAAAATTCTTAATGCTTTAGGTTTGCAGGAACTGTTGGAAGATACGCAGGCCGCAGCACCCGGCGCAGGTCAGTTTGAGGCGAATAATGCGCTTCCGGCGACGGCTGTTGATAATGCCGCAGCGGTAGAAGTCGCAGTGGCCGCAGAGCGTCAACGTGTACTTGATTTAGAAGCACTTGATGATGGTCAAAATGTCGCAATTACCGCGATTATCAATGAGGCTAAGAAAAGCGGCAAAACTGTTAACGAAGTAAAAAATTATGTAGAAGCGATTAAAAATGCTGCTCCAGCAGTGGTGGTGGCTAATGCTGCGCAGAATGTTGTAGCCACTATGATAGCCGACAATAAAAGCTCCGGTGTTGATGGCGTTGCTGCCAATCCTGCGGCCGATGAGGCAGCTGTAAGTGCAGCGGCAGATGCGAAAGCATTGGAGAAGATGGCCAAGGTAATGAATAGTAAATTTGGAGGTGCGAAATAATGGAAATGATTTCCAACATGAACGGAACTCATTATGATGAGCTTATTGTTGGTACAGCAGTACCGGTACTTACTAAAAACGTAACGCTGAAAGGAGTTACGGCCAGTTATAAGCGTGGTACCCTTCTGGCTTTGGTTAACGGTAAATATGAAATTGTTGACAGCACAGCTTCTACCGGTGCAGAAAAGGCATCGGCAGTTTTGGCACATGATACGGACTTAACCGGAGCTGACGTTGTTGTCACAGTTTATATCAGCGGCCAATTCAATCGCGAAAAACTTATTGTGGCACAAACCGCTGACAACGCTACTGCTCATGAAGAAGAACTGCGTGCGGTCAATATCTATTTGACCAGCGTGAAATAAGGAGGATGAAGATAATGCCTATTAATATTGATGATACCAGAACTTTGCTGCAGGCAATTGAGCGCACCAATCCGCCGACTACGACTTTGATTGATACCTTTTTCCCTGCGGTTAAAACCTTTTTGACGAATACCGTAGATATGGAATACCGCAAAGGTGGTCGCAGAATGGCGCCGTTTGTTGTACCGGGCAGTAAGGGTGTAAATATGAGCCGTAACGGTTCGCAGATCAGATCTTATAAAGCCCCGCTGATGCGTCCTAAACGGACTATCGAAGCGTCTGATATTGAGCGTCGTGGTTTTGGGGAAGATATCTACAGCACTCGCACCCCGGCAGAACGTGCTCAAGAATTGCGCGCTTATGACATGGCAGAATTGGTGGATGCCTGCGTCCGTCGTCAGGAGTGGATGGCTGCACAGCTTTTGATCAACGGTGAATATGAATGCAAAGGCTATGCCGACGATGGTGAAACTGTTGTGGTTGATACGATTACATTTTCTGAATTTGACAATAAAACAACTCTGTCCGGATCGGACACATGGGATAATGCTTCTGCTAAAATTTATGAGGTCATGGGTGACGCATCTCAGAAGATCCGCCGCAACGCGGGTATGATCCCTACAGTGGCCCTGTGTTCACAGAATGTAGTATCCTACCTGCTCAATAACGAACAGCTTTATAAATATTTGTTGGTGCCCAGCCGTGAAAATTTAGCACTGATGAGCATTCAGCCGAAGCTGGTAAGACCGGAATTGCTGCGAGTTGGTTATATTGAATCCCTTAATCTGGAAATTTACGCTTATGATGGTGTGTACGAGGGTGACGATGGCAACCTTGCCCAGTATATCCCTGATGATCATATGATTATTGGTGTACCCGGCCGTGGTAAACGTCTCTTTGGTGCAGTAACGCAGCTTGAAGACGACAAACAATTTCGTACTTATGAAGGCGCATACATTCCGAAGGTCACCGGCAATACAGAAAGCGATACGACTACTCTGGCTATGTCCAGCCGCTGCGTAGTATGTCCGGAGTTTTTGGATGATTGGGCGACCTTGAAAGTTAAATAAGGAGGTTTTTAAATGCAACAAGTATTGATAAAGAAATTTTCCTTGCGCCGCAATGGAGTTGTTTATAAAGCAGGTACTATTATTGAACTGCCGGATAGCGAAGCTGATGCATTAGTAAAAGAGGCTCCAAAAGAATTTGAAAAAGTTGCTGTTACCTTAATTTCCGATGCTGATGCAGGTAGTGATAATAACGAAGAAAAAGCCTTGAAGGATTATTCGAATGAAGAACTTAAGGCTATGTGCAAAGCCCGCGAGATTGAAATTCCGAAAAACGTTAACAAAGCAAAACTCGTTGAGTTGCTTGAAGCAGTAAATGAGGCTGATGAGGAGATTCTGCCTCCGGTAAATACAGCAGCAACGGTCAAATGAAAAACTTTCGTGAGCAGATAGCCGCAGATAATACTGCGGCTTTTATAAATTCTTTGGAATTTGCTGAAGAACATAGTCTTAACGGTACTGTATGTAATGCTATATTGCAGGATATATCGGTTGCAGAAAGTTTATCGACGGGAGCGGGTAGTACTCAAACTTATCCTGGGATATACGGCAGCCGGCTGCAGGTAAATTGCTTGGCAGGGGATTTGCTGGAGCTTCCTGTATATGGACAGCTTTTCGGCATCGATGATAAGCAGTATCTGGTTGAAAGCTGTGCTGATGATATGGGCGTTCTGACGATCCAATTGGTGGCGAATGACAGATGATATCTATTGATGCAAAGGAAATAGAAAAAGCCAAGAGTCTGCTTAAGAATTATCCTCAGCAAGTAATAGCGGCGGCAGCGAGTGCAATAAATCGTACGTCTGCAATGGTAAAGACTGAAGTATCTAAAACCATCAGAAAAAACTATCTGATATCAGCAAAAGATATAAAGTCTACTTTAAGTATTAAACGTGCTTCTCGGTTAAAGCTTACTGGAATGATCAGTTCTATAGGGCAAGCACCGTTGATCACTGCTTTTAGAGTACGGGCATATAAGAAAGGGCCAGTAAGGGTGCAAGTAATGAAAAAAAATAAACCCAAACCGGTTCTAGGTTTATTTATTGGTTCTTCATTGAAAGGCTATGTTGGAGCTATGCAGCGTAAAAATTTAAGTATGCGTTATCCTTTGCGTATACCTCATGGTCCCAGCGTTCCGCAGATGTTTTCCGCTGACCGTTCAATGAGTGTGATCGCACCGTTTGCAGAAAAAACATTAAATCAAAGGTTTTTACATGAAATTTCATATCGTTATGGAAAATTTGGAGGGCGGTAATGACACAAGTCGAATTGATGGAAAATCTGGCAGCGTTTCTAAAAAATGTTGTCCGAGAATATGAATCGCAGCAATCTGACGGTTCTTATACTCCGATAACTGTTTATTCTGGATACCTGCCGGTGAAAACGAATGCCAAAGAAAGTGAATCATGTATTTATGTGCTGGTTCTTGAATGTGAAGATGGTGATGAGCAGAGTGCAGCAAAGGTTGAAATAGGATTTAGTATCATTGACGGTGATACTTCTGATGGGTGGCGCAGCTTGTTTAATCTTATGGAACATGTACGTCAGGCATTGCTTAAAAAGCGTACTGTAGCAAATAAGCATCGGCTTATCTTGCCTATCAAATCTAAGGTGGCAGATGAGCAGCCTTTCCCGCAGTGGCAGGGCTTAATGACAGTTAGTTACACACTGGGCAAGCCAGTAGAGGAGGAAATAAATTATGGCTATTAACAAAAAAAGCAGTCAGACCACTAAGCCTGAACGCTTGATTTATGTAGGCCCGTCTTACAAAAACGGAAAGTTATTGAAATATCAGGTATTCATTGGCGGGTTACCAACTCATATTGATGATGTATTTGAAAAGTGTCCGCAAATTAAAAAACTGTTTGTAGCTGTTTCAGAATTGCCAGAAGCTGAAAGGGCTATTGCAAAAGCGGGAACACCTATGAATAAATATTACCAAGCTGCTGTTTTGGCAGAAAAGGAGGAATAACATATGGCATATAAGCATGGCGTATATACATCTGAGGTGCCAACATCTATTGTTCCGGCAGTAAATTCTACTGCTGGGTTACCAGTTGTTTTTGGTACGGCTCCAATTCATTTGGCAAGTAACAGAGCAGAGGTTAATAAACCTATTTTGTGCTATACATATGCAGAAGCGGTAGCAGCTATGGGATACAGTGAAGATTGGGAGAAATACACTCTTTGCGAAACTATTTATAGCCAATATTCGCTTTATGCAGTTTCACCGACAGTTTTTGTTAATGTTTTAGATCCAAAAAAACATAAAGCAACGGTCAGTGATAAAGAAGTTCAGTTTAACAGTGAAAAAACGGTGATTGTAAATGATCCAGTGTTACTTGAAACATTGAAAGTAAAAAAAGCATCTGCCGGACAACCGCTGACGGAAGGCGTTGACTATGAAGCTGCTTTTGACAGTGATGGGAATTTAGTAATTACTGCATTAAGTGGCGGACAGCTTACAGACAGTGCTTTTTTGGACTATGAAAAAATTGATCCCTCAGCCGTGGATAAGGATGACATTATTGGTGGTATTGATATCAGTACGGGCGCATACACAGGTCTTGAGAATCTTTCAAAAGTATTTCCTCTGTATCGTTTAGTACCTGGTATGGTGCTTGCTCCTGGTTGGACACACGATCCAGAAGTGGCCGCTGTTATGACTGCCAAAGCAAGTACTATTAACGGTTTGTTTAAAGCTTCTGTTTTGGTAGATGTTCCGGCTGACACAGTAAGAAAATATACCGATGTTCCGGCTTGGAAAAATAATAACAATTATGTTGGAGTGGATCAAATAGTCTGCTGGCCTATGGTAAAACTTGGCGAAAAGAAATATCATCTTTCTACTGCGGTAATGGGGGCGATGGGCGTTTTGGATGCAAAAAATGATGATATTCCCTATGAAAGTCCTTCAAATAAAAATATACAAATGGATGGTTTATGTTTGTCTGATGGAACTGAAGTGGTTTTAGATCTGGAACAAGCTAATTATCTTAATGGGCAGGGTGTAGTTACTGCTCTGAACTTTATCGGTGGATGGAAGTTGTGGGGGAATCGTACTGGTTGTTATCCTGCAAATACAGATGTAAAAGACAATTTTATTTGTTTACGGCGTATGTTCAATTGGCATGCACAGACCTTTATTCAAAGTTATTGGTCTAAAGTAGATAACCCGATGAACAAACGACTTATTGATCTTGTCGTGGATAGCGAAAATATTCGCATTAATGGATTTGTTTCAAGAGGGTTCTTGCTTGGTGGAAGAATTGAATATTTGAAAGAGGAGAATCCAACAACAGATCAGATGGATGGTATTGTAAGATTCCATACTTATTTTACGCCACCGGTTCCGGCACGTGTCATTGAAAATACTATCGAGTTTGATACGTCTTATCTTGAGACGTTGTTTGGTTAATGAGGAGGATGAAAGATGAGTAATAATGTTGTTCCGGAAAAGCTAATTAACTTTAGAGCCTATAATGACGGAAATGATCTTCTTGGCGTAACTGATGTCCAGCTACCGTCTTTGGATGCAATGACCGAAACAGTAAAGGGTGCTGGTATTGCCGGTGAGGTAGACAGTCCTGTTTTAGGGCACTTTGGGAGTATGGAAACTGTACTTAACTGGCGTACTATTTCTAAACCTGGAATGAACCTGGCATCTCAAAAGGGGGTTAGCTTAGACCTGCGCGGCGCGCAGCAGTTTTACGACCCTGAAAAAAGTGAGTACGTCGTAAAGGCTGTAAAATGCGTGATCCGCGGCGTGCCGAAAAAAACCGAACTCGGCAAATTAGACGTTGGAACGACTACCGGCTCCAGCAACACCATTGAAACTAATTATATTAAAGTGATTATTGCTGGCGAAACCGTGCTGGAAGTTGATAAATATAATTATATTTCTAATATTGGCGGTACTGACTATCTTGCCGATGTCCGTGAGGCGTTGGGTCTGAATTAAAAATAAATAAAGGGGGCGGCTCGCAGAGTGGTGCCCCTTTTAAAATTTGGAGGTAAATGATGAAAGTAGATTATAAAAAACTTAAACAAGGATTGGGAGAACTAACGGGATATGATTTTGCGGCCGCAGAGCAGCAGGCAAGGATTCTTGGAGATGGTACCCCGGAAATTGTGTACTCTAAAACATTCCATGCTGTTATTGCGGCGAAGGTTTTAGGTGTCACAATTGATGATATTAAGGGTTTGCCAATTAGGGAATATGTTGCAGTGACTTCTAATGTATCAGTTTTTTTAGTAGGCACTTTGACCGATCAAGCCCTGCAGGAGTTATCCGGGAAATAGCAGTATGCTTATTTGAATATGGTAATGTTCATTTTTGGTTTAATCAACCAGTGAACGAATTAGAGAAATGGCTTGAAACAATAAGTGCCGTAAATAAAAAAAGAAAGCCCACTGCATGAATAATGCTGTGGGCTTTTAACGTAAATATTCTTTTTTTATTGGGGAACGCGAACAAACTTCGTCACAATCTTTTAATACTGCTATCACTTCTGGATCGTGAATGCCATCATATGTGTCAGGATCATAGAGGGGCTTGTAGACGCCATCATATTTAGCAGAAGAATCATATTGTAATGCTTTTTCTTCCCGTCTATTTTTTATCATTGCATGAAAGAACCCGACTATACACATCAATATAAAACCAATACAAAACAAAATTGCAAGAATAATCATAAAGCTCACCTCTTTATAGTTATTATACTATAAATTTTTAATGGAGGCAAAAAATGGCGAATATATTTACGACAGCATTTGTTATAAATGGAATGCTATCTAATAGTTTTACATCATCGACCAAGATGGCAAATTCGCAATTGACAGAATTACAACAGACTGTTAAAAGAATAGATCTTGCTCAAAAAAAATTAAATGCTGAGTTTACTAATGGAGCTATGAGCGTAGAGCAATATGAAAGAAAAATGGGTAGATATCAAGATACGCTTAATAAAACTCAGCAACAACAGAAGTTGTTACAGGATAGATTGAATAAAAAAAATATTGCAAATTCTCAGTTTGTAGAGAGACGCCAAAGTTTCTTAACTACCGCAGCTGCTATTGGCACTATTGCTCAGCCGTTCATCTCTGCAGCTCAGACTGCAATGAAATTTGAATTTGCTATGTCGAAAGTTGGTGCTATTGCAAATGCTACAGGGCCTGAATTATCTTTGTTGACGCAAACAGCAAGGTCATTGGGCGAACAAACAAAGTTTACTGCGACGCAATCCGCTGAAGCAATGAGTTATCTGGGGATGGCCGGTTGGAAGACAAATGAGATTGTTGCAGGTATGCCAGGATTATTAAATTTAGCTGCTGCCGGCAATACTGATTTAGCACGTACTGCAGATATTGTTTCTGATAATCTGACTGCTTTTGGTTTAAGTGCTGATAAAGCGCAACATATGGCTGATGTTTATGCTGTTACTATAACATCCACAAATACTAATGTGGAAATGTTGGGAGAAACGATGAAATATGCTGCTCCTGTAGCACACGCATTTGGGGCATCGATGGAGGAGACAGCCGCTTTAGCAGGTATTATGGCTAATAGTGGCATTAAAGCGAGTAATGCAGGTACAGCGCTGAGAGCTGGTTTAATTAGATTGGCCGGACCGCCTAAAATGGCAAGTAAAGCGCTAGAGCAGCTGGGGCTGTCAATGGAAGATTTGACAAATGAACAAAAAGAAGCTGCAATGGCTTTAAAAACTTTGGGTATTGAAACTGGCAATGCAGAAGGACCTCAAAAGATGGCTATCATAGTAGGCCAATTGCAAGAACGAATGAAAGGATTAAGTAAAGAAGAACAGCTGGCTATGTCGAAAGCTATTTTCGGGCAGCAGGCAGCAGCGGGGTGGCTGGCAGTACTACAGGCAGGACCTAAAGTGCTTGGTGATTTGACAAATTCTTTAGTTAACAGTGATGGTGCGTCTGAAAAAATGGCAAAGCAGATGAATGCTAATGCAGAAGGTGCAATTATACGTCTTTCTTCGGCATTTGAGTCGTTGCAAATATCATTAGCAAATGGATTTTTACCTGTCATAGCTAATGTAGGTGATTCTTTAGCTGTATGGACGGGGAAGTTATCGGCTTTAGCTACAGCACACCCAATAGTAGCACAGGGGATCATATACACTATTGGAACTTTTGGGTTATTATGGCTTACATTTAAAACGGGTAGAGCTATTATCTCCGGCTATAATGCGTTTATGGCTACCTGTGCTTTATGGCAGACGACTTTGGGAAATTGTACGGCAGTATTAAGATCAAAAACAATGCTTCTTGCCGGCACACAAAGGACTGTGGCTTTGGCAACGAAGCTGTGGAGTGGTGGAATGATGTTGGTAAATGCGGCTATGGCAGCTTGCCCTATTGGTTGGTTATTGATTGGAATCAGTTTATTAGTCGTTGCCGGAACTATTTTATACAGGCATTGGGATACAGTCAAACAGTTCTTTACAACTTTGTGGGACAGTCCAATAGCTAGAATAGCCTTTTTTGTCACTGGGCCTGTAGGTTGGATCATTGGCGCGGTTACTGCAATAATTGCTAACTGGGATACATTAGCGGCATATTGGGATTATTTTTGGGATAATCCATCTGCTGCAATATTTAGATTCACAAGTTATATTCAGGAACAATTTACAAGTGCTGAAACCTGGCTTCGCGAAAAATGGCAATCTATTAGTAATTTTTTATCTACACCTATTTTTGGCAAAGTTAATATTACGGCATCCGGTAATGGTGCAGAGGTTGCAGAAAATGCGTATGGCGGTATTTATGGCAGGGGGACATTTCTTACTACTTTTGCGGAAAACTCTGGTGAAAGTGCGATACCTCATACTCCTAATAAACGTAATATAGGCTTGCTGGCCAAAACTAATGAAATCATGGGTAATCCATTGGGTACCAGTGGCAGTATAAATGCGACTTTTGCTCCTCAGATTACCGTACAAGGGAATACCGATACTGCTGAAATTTCAACTTTGTTAGATCAAAAAATGCGTGAATTTAAAGCAATGTTGGCAGAAGTGCAGAATCAGAACAGGAGGCTTTCGTATGGCTAAAACCTATTACACAATTCAGGGCGATATGTGGGATGGTCTAGCAAAAAAGTTATATGACGATGAAAGTGGCGTAAACGCGCTGCTGGAAGCAAACCAGCAATATGCTGACATAGTTGTTTTTCCAGCAGGTATTATTTTGGATGTGCCGGATTATGAAAAGCCTACTCCGACCAACTTGCTGCCGCCGTGGAGGCGTTAAATGGAAGCACGTAGAATATTGACGATCATAAAATATAATAATAAAGATATTTCAGCTGATATCAGTAAATATCTAAAAAGCATCAGCTATACCGATAATCTATCGGGAGAAGCCGATGATTTGCAGATAACACTGGAAGACAAGGCGGGGCTTTGGCAATCGACATGGATGCCGGAAAAAGGAGCACTTCTAGATGTAATGCTGCAGCAAAAATATTGGCAAACTTTGTCGGCGTTACCACAAAGTTTGCGTTTGGGATTGTTTGAAATCGATGAAATAACAAGCAGCGGCTATCCGTCAGAAGTACAAATAAAAGCAGTTTCCGTGCCTGATAATAATACTCTTAGAGGTACTGAACGTAGCCGGAGTTGGGAAAAGGCAAAGCTGCAGGTAATCGCTAATGATATAGCTTCAGCTGCAGGAATGTCATTGTTTTGGGACACAGAAGAAAATCCGGTGCTGGATAGGGCAGAACAGACAGAACAGTCTGATCTGTCTTTTTTATATGCAATTTGTAAGGATAAAGGCCTGGCATTGAAAATAAGTGATAAAAAAATCATTATTTTTGATGAAGCAAAATATGAAGCGGAAAAAGCAAAGATAACAATAGTAAAACCAGGTACCGTTTATAAAAAAGAGTCTGGAATGAAATATTTGTTTGTTGGTACTGGCTACAGTTTGCGTACTAAAATTAGAGATATTTATGCTGCCTGCAGAGTTAGTTATCAGCAGGGCAGTTCAAAATCTAATATTGAGACAACTTATACTGCTGCTGGTAAAAAGGGAAAAACATTGCAAGTAAATGAACAAGTTGAAAGTGTTGCGGAAGCATTAAATTTAGCAAAAAAACGGTTGCGCGAAAAAAATAAAGACGAAGTTACTGGATCTTTAAATATGTTGGGAAACTTTGTCTTATTATCTGGGGTTACAGTTAATTTATTAGGATTTGGAGCTTTTGATGATAAGTACTTGATAACCAGAGCATCACATGATATTGGCAGCGGTTATACGACAAATATCGATGTAAGAAGGTGTTTAAATGGATACTAATTTTATAAAAAACATAATTCGTATCGGGAGGGTATCTTCTATTGACGTCAATACAAATACTGCAAGAGTAGCTTTTTCTGATAAAGACGATTTGGTATCTGGTAATTTAATGATTGTAAATCGTGGAAGCATGGTCGACAAGGATTACTGGATACCTGATATTGATGAACAAGTTCTGTGCTTAATGCTGCCAAATAAAAGTGGGCAGGGATTAAATGAGGGTTTTATTATTGGTTCATTTTTTTCAAAAGAAGATGAACCACAGGAGAGAAGTGCTGATGTAAGGGCGATTAAATTTGGTGATGGTACTGTTATAAAGCATGATCGTAAATCAGGAAGTTTAACTGTAAATGCTATAGGTGATATTAGTATTATTGCTGCGGGAACGTTGACCATTCGCGGTGCTGCGGTGAATATAAATTAGGTTAAATATTAGAAAAAATTATGTTATAATAACCCCATAAAATGATATTTTGTGAGGTGTTAAAATGGAATTTGGCAAATATGGTCATTGCGCTATTATGGCTTTTGAACTGGTGAAAAATGAGGGAATACCTGCAAGAGAAGCGTGGCAAATTGCAGCTGAAAAGATATTTGAAGGGAAGCCGAGCAGTATTGCGAAAGGATGTCCTAAAAATGCTTTTTTGAGTTTAATGGGGCAAAATAACAGAAGAAGTAAAAATGGAACCTATGCTATGGAGGCATTAGATATCATAGATAAACTAGGAAAAGACGATATTGATAATATTTCACCAAATAAATTTTGGCGCGACTATATGGGCAAAGAAATAAGTCATAATCATCAGATCGATGTTGTTTTTGCACTTAGAAGCAAAGGGTATGTATAATAAAAAGGCACTCCTCAAGGAGTGCCTTTTTATATGGAAAATTTAATGTTTATGGTATGTTCCAGTTCTTCTATCCCAGTGTCCACCGTTAGAATCTGTTCTACCTGGATGAGCAAATGCTGTAGCTGCTAAAGCTAATGTAAAAACTAAAACTAAAAATAGAGCAGTTAATTTTTTCATAAATAACACTTCTTTCTTATTTGATTTTTACTTCGCAGTTGAAGAATTTTAAACATTGACCATCAGATACCTGGATGTAACGGTCTCCTGTGAATAAATCATTGGAAATAATGGAACTCATATTGTGGCTGCTATCTCTGGAGACTTCGATATAGCTATCCCCACCGTTAGAAGTGACTTTGTATTCGCCAGCAGGGAAATCAATACCTACTTTGTACATACAGGAAGGTAACATACCATTTTTTAATTCTACTTTGGGTGCATCTTTGGCCGCATAGATAGTACCACGTTGTACTTTTAGATATTGACCGTCTTGAACTGTAATAACACTTCTGTTTTTAAAGACATCATTTGCTATGATACTGCTGAAATTACCAGTTGAATCGCTGGCCAGTTCAATATAACTGTCGCCATTTGAGATAACAACGTACTCTCCGGCAGGCAAGTCTTTACCAATTTTATATTGGCCTGCTGAATAAGTTTTTACTTTAGGTGCGTCTTGCGTGGCTTTAGTCGTAGCTGAGGAAGAAGTTGATTTTGTAGAGTTATCTCCTGCACAACTTCCAATTAAAACCAGTAAAACGATAAGACTTGCTCCCCATTTAAGGATTTTTTTTCAACATAAAAACATCTCCAATTCTTTATCATTTTTATCATTATAACATATTTTTCAAAAACTTCACAAATATTATATAGAATAAGTGATGGTTATGAAATAATAAAACACTTGATTTAGGGCTAGTAAAAGCGTGTATATATTGCAATCGAGAGTAAATGGTAGATAATCGCTAACTAAAGCGTCCTTATTTTAAGGGCGCTTTTTCTATATACAAAAATACTTAAAGGAGGTGGGTAAATTGCAGGCGACAAGATTAGGCGATACTGATACAGGACATGATGCTTGCCCAGGAACTGTGCTTGTGAGTGCCAGTACGAATGTAATAATTAACGGTAAAGGTGCAGGACGTGTCGGCGATAGTTATGCTCCGCATGGATGTATCGTGCATCCAGCACATACAGCGCATATCGCCAGCGGCAGCAGTACAGTTCTTATTAATGGACTGCAGGCAGCAAGGGTAGGTGATCCGATAGACTGTGGAGGCAGTGTTGCTTCTGGAAGTCCGGATGTAATCATAGGAGGTTAATATGCAAGTTGGATCTATGGGAGATATCCCTTTTGTTGTGTCATATGGTAAAATTCGTACTTTTAGTGATTACGGCCGCAGTGGTTCCGGCCGCTGGGCAAAGCACGATTTGATTGGTCGTAAACCTGTAATGGAGTTTTTAGGGCCTGACGTTGAAAAAGTTAGCATGAAGATCCAGCTGCGCACTGATCACGGCATAAATCCCGAAAGCGAGCTGGAGCGGTTGCGGAAAATGAGGGACACAGGCGCAGTTTTTCCGTTTATTTTAGGTGGCGCGCCGGTATCTGATAATTATTGGTTGCTGGAGGATATAGGGGAAAACGTAAGCTATTGGCGGGCAGGCGGTAAAATACTTTCCGTTAGCGTCGATATTACATTGACTGAATATTCTACAGAGGAGGTGCGCTGATGGAGTTTGAGCTTACTGCGGGAGAAAGAGTTGACGTAGATTTTGCCCCACAAAATGTGCAAATGGAAATTTTACAAAATTGCAGTACAATACTTAGCACGTCTAAGTTTAGCGTACCGTTAGACCGTGACTTTGGCGTTGACGCAAACTATGTAGATGCGCCGCTGCTATCGGCTAAAGCGAAAGCAGAAAGTGAAATATTTGCTGCATTAAAAAAATATGAACCGCGAGTTACGGTAAAACAAATTACATGGCGCTCTAATGTGGAGGGCGTTTTAAGAGCGAAAGTGAAGGTGGTCATAAATGAAACTTAGTGATCTGCCGGACATTGAATTTGTTAGTGCAGACGAACAAGAAATATTATCGGATATCATAAAGCTTTATACGGAAATAACCGGAAGGACCCTTGCACAAGGTGATCCTGTCCGGTTATTTTTATGCGTGATTGCGGCCATTATCCTGATGCTGTGCAATAAGATCAACTACACCGGCAAACAAAATTTATTGCGATATTCGGCAGGTGCCAACCTGGATCACTTGGGCGTACTTGTCGGGGCAGAACGTATTGGCGCCAAGGCCTCTGTCACGACAATTAAAATAACCCTGTCGGAGGTGCGGTCCGTTGCGACAAACATTCCAGCAGGTACGCGGGCGACAGCTGGAGATAATGTGTTTTTTGCTATTGATCAGGATGCAACGGTCATAGCTGGACAGTTGGACGTCTCTGTAGCGGCTACCTGTACTGTGTCTGGTGTTCTCGGTAATGGCTATCTGCCGGGAGAAATCAATAAGATTGTTGATCCAATTCCGTACGTCGCTGGAATGGTCAATACCACAACGTCGGAGGGAGGTTCAGATGTCGAGAGTGACGATTCTTTGCGTGAGGCTATTCGCGAGGCTCCGGAGGGATTTTCGGTAGCTGGACCAGTGGGCGAATACATTAAAATTGCCAAACGAGCTTCGTCTTTGATTGTTGATGTATCGGTAATATCACCGGAGCCGGGGCAAGTACTGATAACACCGCTACTTGTAGGCGGTGGAATACCGGGAAAAGAAATGCTGGATATCGTAGAGGCAGCGTGCAGTGATAGATCTGTAAGGCCGCTCACTGACCATGTGCGTGTGGCTGCTCCGGAGGTTGTCAATTATGATCTTACACTCACGTATTACCTTGACCGGGCAAATGAAGCTAAATCTGTTGCCGTTCAAAGCGCGGTAGCGAAAGCGGTGGAGGATTATATCGATTGGCAAAAATCTAAGCTTGGCCGTGATATCAATCCGGACGAGTTAATCTGTCTTATTAAAAATGCTGGCGCCAAGCGAGCGGTTATATCTTCGCCTACTTTTCGGATCGTTGCTGATAACCATGTAGCGATAGCTGAAAATGTTAATGTTACATTTGGGGGGCTAGAAAATGAATGATCTGCAAAATCTGAATTTAATCGAGTTGCTACCCACTAGCATTGCAAGCGACGAAACGATAAGAAATATCTGTAATGCCATTGCAGAAAAATTACAAACGATTAATGAAAAAGCTGAATTAGTTTTGTTGCTGCCACGATTGGATCAGTTGCCGGAAACATTGGTGGATGAACTAGCTTGGCAATATCATGTTGATTTTTATGATTATGCGGCAGATATCAATAAAAAAAGGGCATTAGTGCGCAAGGCCATTGACTGGCATCGGAGAAAAGGCACTCCTGCTGCAGTAGAGGAAGTATGTACAGCTGTTTTTAAATCAGCAAAAGTTTATGAGAATTGGGAATATGGTGGGAAACCATATCATTTTCAGGTAAGAATGATTTCAGAAGGCATTCCAGATAAATCTGTTTTGGACAATTTGTATAGGGCAATTAAAGAAAGTAAGAATGTTAGGAGTTGGCTTGACGCTTTAAGTTTTGACCGTCAAATAGCTGGCTCCTTATTTGTTGGAGGGGTCTATTCTTCAATGAGAAAAGTGGAGATTTTCCCATCACAGATAAAACCACAGATTTTAAATATCAATAATTATTTTGGAGCTGCAATCTATGTACACAAAGGAGTTGAAGTAACATGCCAAACTGGGCAAATTTAATGTTGACTAAACAAGGAAAGGTATTACAGGCAAAAGCTATTGCTGGTAGTACATTAACGATCACTAAGATGAAATTGGGTTCTGGTATTATTCCAGATGGAGTATCGCCAGAAGATCTTACTGATTTGATTCAACCCAAACAAGCTTTAGGATTAACGGCAATCAGTGTTAATGGTGGATTAGCTAAAATTCAGAGTATTGTTACTAATGCTGAACTTTCAGAAGGGTACTATATTCGTGAATGTGGTGTATTTGCAAATGATCCTGATGTTGGGGAAATAATGTATGCAATAATGACAGATACATCCCCTGATTTTCTGCCTTCCGCATCAAGCTCTGTTGTGATTTCAGAAGAATTTAGTATTAATGTAGTAACGGAAAACATGGCGAATATAACAGCAATTATTGATCCTGAAGGTATAGTAACAGTGGCTAATGCAAGAAAAATTGCAGAGGATAAAGTTACTGAGCATAATGAAGATACAGAGGCTCATCCAAATGACTTTAATTTAAAAGGCATTACTATTGGCAAAGATAGTGTTATTGCAACTAAAAAGGGAGATTTACTAACTCTTTTGGCAGGTAAAGGAATTAATTTACTTAGTGATATTAAAAATAAGATAATCACGATCGTTGGAAAAAGTAAGAATGCATGGAATCCGAATGAGGAAATTATAGCTGGAGATATAAGATATACCGAAGACGGTAATGGTCCAAGCTGGGCTTATTTGTTATGTAAAACTGCAGGAACTACAAGTTCCGTTGAACCGATTTTAGAAGCTAATGCTGTTGTAGGACAGGAGATAAATGACGGCAGTGTTGTATGGACGGTACAAAATATTAGGCCTACTGCTTTAGATTCATATCCTGTAGGCAGTATATATATGTCTGTAAATTCGACATCGCCTGCAGATCTTTTTGGCGGTACGTGGGAGGCAATGCCGGCAGGACGTGTTTTGCTGGCACAGGGCACATCAGAATGGGGCGTAGAATACCAAGCTGGCAGTACCGGTGGCGAACACGAACATCAGTTATCTGTCGGAGAATTGCCGTCACATGGTCATAGTGCTACTGCAAATTCAACTGGTGATCATACGCATACTGTCGTTGGCAGAGATGGTGGGGCTACCAAATATACAGATAATGCAAGTTATTATAAACGTACAGATACTAGCAGCACATACAATACAGGATCGTCTGGTAGCCATACTCACTCGGTTACCGTTGATAAATCAGGGGAAGGAAAAAGCCATAATACTATGCAGCCTTATTTAAGCTGTTATATGTGGTGTAGAACAGTTTAAAGTGCTGTCGGGGAACTGCCGAGTCACGGGCATAATATAACGATATCGTCAGCTGGCAATCATAAACATGGAATATATAGCCACTATAACGAAGAAGGATCTGACGGTGTAGCTGACGCCTATCGTTCTACTGCAAATGGCGTCTATACCGAAAATGCTGGTGATCATACCCATACTGCTAATATCGAAAATACTGGTTCTGATATGCCACACAATAACATGCAGCCTTACGTTGCTGTGTTTATGTGGAAGCGTACCAACTAAAGCACTGTCGGGGAACTGCCCAAAACTAAACTTACTGCCACAGCGTCAAATACTAATATTAACGGCTGGTTTCCAGCAGATACACGTGATTATGCTGCGTCTAATTATGGTGGCGTATTCAGTCAAACTTACTTAAATAGCCAAGCAAACGGCGAAAATGGTAATAGTAGGACCTACAAGTATACGCTAAACGCAAACGTATTACCAACAGTATCGATCTCCGAATTTGGCAGTAATCAATCACACGAAAATATGCCACCTTTTATATCAATTTTCTGTTGGAAAAGAATTGCTTAAACAGTTCTTTTCCATATATAAACTGATAAATATGGGGACATATTGTTGTGGGACAAGTTCTTACCAGTATCTGAAACAGAAATGGTATGACTATGGCTACCAGCCTTATCTACAGTGACTGTACTTGCTCTATTAACCCTATCAACTTCGGATATCCTACCATTAGGAGCACCACCAGAACCGTTATAAGTAGGTGCTGTATGAACGTGTTCTCCATTAGTGCTACATGTTGCGATGTGTCCATGTTCTGGCAGTTCCCCGACAGGCTACTATGCTGTTCTACGCCAACAATAAACAGATATATAAGGCTGCAGGTTATTGTGTGGATAATTAGAGCCAGTGTTACTAATAGTTACGGTATGAGTATGTGTACCAGCTTGTTCGGTTGTTTTTGTGCCTTGATTAGAACGCCATGAAGCTGATCCCGGTTCTGTACCACCTGCGTCGTATTCTTTTACAAAAGTAAAAGTATGCGCGTGATTCCCGCTTGTACTAACCGTTACATTGTGGTTATGTTCAGGCAGTTCTCCGACAGCTCTTTATGCCGACCTGCGCCAGCAATAAACAGCAATGTATGGCTGCATTATATTGTGACTTTGGCTGTTTCCTGTATCAGAAATTCTAAGTGTATGAGCATGACTGCCTGCAGAACCAGTTTTTCCATCGTCAAAGTGATATTTTGCATAGTTGTTTCCTGAATGACCGTCAATCGGACCTAAAATACCTGCAGCATGCGTATGTTCGCCATCTGTGCTGATTGTAGCTGTATGGCTATGTGCAGGCAGTTCCCCGACAGAAAAATAAGAAAGGATTGATAACTTATGAAATGTTTTCAAATATTGAACAGTGAGGTTTTAATAATTAACGAGGAAAAGATGTATAAGGATAGCCCTGATAACTTTATTGTTGACGGCGGTAGTTTACAGGCTGGCGAGGTAACATTAAGCGAGGTAATCTATGACGACCAGCAGAGCCATGCTGTCGTAAATGGTGATTTTTGCGATAAACCGATTAAAGCCATCGAGGATAAAATCGCTGCTATTGATTCCTATATAGCTGCTAAAGCTGCCAGGGAATATGTGCCACCGACACTCGAAGAACTTCGTGAACAGGCATTAAACTACCAATATCAAAAATATGATGCTCAAAAGCATGCTATCGTATGGCTACAAGACGGCAGCGGCTACGGCTTCGATTGTAATGACGATGATCAGAACAACTGGCAGGTTGCTTTGACACTTATGGAAAACGATATCACGATGTACAGGGTTTATCCAGATAAAAATAATCTGTCTAAAAAGTCATTTTTAGAGGTAACGCGTGATCAGATGATGGAAGCAGGAAATCTTGTAAAAGCGCAGCAATATGCGGCTTACAGCGGATTTGAAAAAGTGAGTGCCGAAATTGCTAATTGCACAACAGCAGAACAGTTAAAACCATATTTGCCAACAGAAAGCGCATAAATACTGCTTTTATAAAGATTGTGTGTGATGAAAATCATCACACACAAATTACTTACGTTTTAACGGCTTTATTAATGGATTTTCAAGGTATTGCTGTAAAAAATCCTTGCAAATTACTTACAAAAGGTCAATAGCCTTTTTTAGCTGGCGTAGATTTTTATGGGTATATGTGCCGTCAGTAATATCCTGTGTAGCATGGCCTAATATTTTTTTGATAGATAACTTATTAGCTCCTTTATCATCTAACCATGTAGCGCAAGTATGGCGGCACTCATGTGGTTTATGTTTGCAGCGAGTAACTTTCATAACCTTGTCAAAGATGCGTAGAAAGCGGTGGTATGTCAGTTGCTTTCCGTCTGGGTCTGTAATAAGAGTTTTCCCTGGACGCTGCAGCCAATAGTCATAATATTGCACGATCTTTTTGCTTATAGGTACTAGCCTGTTTCTACCAGCCTCGGTTTTACTTTCTCGTATCCGGTAAAATCGGGAATGCAATTTGACATCGTTTTTTTCAACTGCTAAAAATTCGCTTGGCCTTGGTCCGCTATAACACATCATTATTACGATCATTGCATAAGGCGCTAGAGGATCATTACTGTCAGCAAGAGCTTTTACCCGATTGAGCTGGCGCGTGTTAAATGGCTGTTTTATTTTATTTCTTTTCGGCAAATCTACATCTACGAACCGTGATATATCTGCAGTAGGCGGTATGATTTGATACTTAACGGCATAGTTATAAATATTATGATATAGTTGCCGTACTTTTTTCTGTGTAGCATGGCCAATACCTTTGTCTGACAGTTTTTTTATTACGGCCTGCAAATCGGCAACTTTAAGGCTGGTAAGAGGCTTATTGTGCAGAGGCTTGCAATATCCAAAAATTACTTCATAATTTTTGACCGTGACGCTGGCGATCTTAGCTTTACGTTCTGCCATTTCCAGCTGATAGGCTTCACCGAAAGTAATCAAAGACGGGAGATAAATAGACGGGTCTTTATTGCAATCAGCCAAAAAGATTAAGGCTTCTGCATGTGTTGGAAAATAACCGATGTACTTGGATCTACCGTTAATTGTTTTAAGTACGGCCCAAGGCCTACGACGGCTACCGTGCAAAAAAATAATACTGCCAAAGCCATTTGGTAGTTTCATGCGTTTTCTTTTTTTAGTATTCAAAATATCAGCTCCTTTAGGAGCATTATACAGGAGGCAAAAATGAACTGGGAATCTTTTAAATTTGCGGCTATCGGAGCTGCTCAAACTTTAGCACAAGGTTGGTCATATAAAGCCTTAATAGCGGCAATGTTGGCTATGATTTTGCATAAGCACGCTATATTGTTTTATAGCTTTGCTTTTTTAGTATTTATTGATTGTTTTACAAAATGGGTATCGATATCCTATCTGCATCTAAAAGATAGTGGTATTGAAAATCCGACTATTCTAGAATCTATTAAAGGAATAAAAAAAGCCAGAGCTGCCAAAAAGATAAAAAGTGAAGTTATGAAACACCGTTTCCTTGGGAAAATCGGTGTTTATTTAATTTGTGCGTTGTCTGCAGCTGTCGTTGATGTAGTTATGAGAGTTTTAGATAAACCTACTTGGGCAGTTATGACGGTTATTGGATATCTTGTTGTAACTGAGCTGCTTAGTATTATTGAAAACTTAAATGATGCTGGCGTGGAAGCTATGAGTGGATTGATTGTTTTTGTTAAAAAGAAACTATGATTTCTAATTTTTTTATGGAGTGTGATTAATATGGCTTTGTATGTAAGTAAACATTGGAGCGTAACGGAGTGGGATTGTCTGCAACGTAGCAGGAATGAGTATGCATGGGACGAAAATGGTCGACTATGTACAAATGATGAAAAGACTGCTAACTTATTTCGGTTGCTTGATATGCTGAGGGATTGGAATTCTAATTGGGTTATTAATACTACTAATGCTGGTTATAAAAGTGGCTTTAGAACGATAGAAGTGAACTTAGCTGTTGGAGGAGAGCCTAACAGCTATCACACCCGTGGCTGTGCGGCCGACATCCATATATCCGGGCAGGACGATACGGATACTGCTTTGGCAGATACCGTTGTTGCTGCAGCTAAAGCATGGGGCATTGAAGATCAGCTGGGGATTGGTTATTATGGTGATTGGATTCATGTGGATACCAGGGGGTATACTTCAAGGTGGTAATAAACACCTTTAAAATTTTAGTTAAATTAAAGGTGTTGAGATGATAGCTTTATGCGGTAAATATGTTCCCGGCATTAATGTCGGGAACATATTATGTGGGCTGTAATTTAGGTTGCAAGCTGTTTCGAGTAGTTGCAAGTAGTTTCAAGTAAAGCTTTCATACGATTCTCGTGTGATTTAAGTTGCTGAAAAACGTATATTGAAATCAAAACCAACGAGAAACGGCATAGCAACGTCGTTTTTAACATGCTGGCAATTTACTGTTTCTCGTTTTTCTCGTGCCAAATTATCAGGAATGAAATATAAAATATATGATTTTTAATTGTTTTTGTTGAATAAAACGTACATAATGTGTTATACTTTGGGTACAGAAAGAAGAGACTTGTGGCAAAGTGATCATGGGTCTTATTTTTGTATCTTTATTGCTTTTTGCTAAATTTACAGCACGTTTTGAAAAAGATAGGGGAGATGATAATATGTATAATGTAAAAGATATTGCGAAATACATTATTTCATATTCATATGAGCAAAATAAGCCTGTCAGCAATTTAAAATTGCAAAAACTGTTGTATTTTGTGCAGGGCGAAAGTTATAAAATGACAGGTGAGCCAATGTTTGAAGCTGATATGGAAGCTTGGCAATTTGGACCAGTAGTTCCTTGGGTTTATTATGAGTATTCAAATTATGCCGCAATGCCAATATTAGAAAATTATGACATAAACATTGAAGAAGAAACAAGAGTTATTATTGAAACTGTAATAAAACGACATGAAAATAATTCTGTTTGGTCGTTAGTAAGAATGACGCATGAGAATGGATCACCTTGGGAAAAAACGTATGTTGATTACGAAAAGAGAGTAATCGACAAACAATTGATAAGGGAAGCTTTTGCTAATGACGTCAACTGATGGCCAATTTAAAAATGGACAGATTCAAAAAATAATAAAATCTATAGCAGTGCCGCAATTAGATGACAGCGTTTTAAAAGAACAAATTGCAGCTTTCAATGAAATATATGTAGACGAATTTAGGCATAGTTATACTCAAATACTTATTACTATTCAAAACCTTGGCGATAGCGAAAGAGATTTGTTAATGACTAATATCGAACAGGTATTGAATTCAATTAATGGCAAATTAACATCAGAAGCTCAAGAAGGTTTAAAGAAATTAAGCGATCACATACAGTTAGACATTTCAAGATTAAATTATTTTAAAAAAGAGTTTAGCAAGGATGCATCAAAGTTAAAAGATAGAATAGACAAAGCACAATCTGAGCAAACCAATGCTATTTTAAAGTTTACTACACTATCCCAACAAATTTCTAAACACGAAAAAGATATTTCAAATGTTAAATCAGAGCATATAACTATTCTTGGCATATTTGCGGCAATAATGGCTGCAGGAGTGGGTGGATTTACTATACTGGGTAATGTTGCAGCTATGGCAGAGAAAATTTCGATATATCGCTTTTTTGCAATAACATCATTTTTAGGCTTTATTTTATTCAATGTAGTTTTTATGTTGATTTACATGATTGCAAGATTAACAGGGAAAAACATATATACTATATGTACAGATAGCCACAAGGATATAAATTCAGATTGTGTTTATAGCAATTGTGATAAAAATTGCTGGGGGATAAATCGTGTAAGAAAAAGGCTGCCATATATTTTTTGGGCAAATATTGTATTGATAGCTATTGTAATAATTAGTTTGTTAATAAGTATGTGAATTTAATAAAAATAATGTCATATATATGTTCGGCAAAATAATTTAAAACCTTAAAGCACTTTGCGAAAGCAGAGTGCTTTTTTCTATGGAGGGATAACATGTATGAAAAAATCAAATGTTGGATATCTAATAATCGCTTTCTTGTTGGTATGGGCGTTGGCGCAGTTCTTTTTCTTGCCTACCTGTTCAGCCGAGCCGGCATACATGATAACGGAAAGCGAGTTGGTGACACTGGAACAAAACTCAACCAGGCAATTGGAAATCAGCAGGAAATTAGCGCTGGAATTACAGATAGCAATGGAACAGCAGACGCTATCGGATCAAGCATCGAGCGAAGCCAAACTGCAAATAAATCAGCTGCAGAAGCAGTTGACAGAGCTGGAAGCCTGGTCGAAGAAGCAGGAAGAATTACAGCAGAAAATCTTGAAATCCTTGCCACCGTCCGCGCCAGGGGTTCTGCGGGAGATCGGAGCCAAGATTGATATTGATCACTATGTTACAGGTATCAGCTACGGAGTGAGCCGCCGGATAGGTAGCAAATATATAGGATTTCGAGGCGAGTATGATTGGCAAGATAAAAAAACTGGTGTGTGGGTAACATATGCGTACTAA